TGCTCTAGGACATCGTCAGAGCACTCTACGCGAGCCCCCGCCGTGCCTTCTCCTGAGAGCGTTACCGGCTTCCCTGCTGTGTCTCTAATGCCTGTAAGAATTAGGACTCGCGGGGTTTTGTTACAGAGAAGAATGTTTTTCGCCATTTGTAATCCTTAGTTAATTAAGGTTATTTACCACGCCATAAACAAAAAGGGTAGCGATTTTTGATCGCCACCCTTTTCATTAGACGCTTCCTGATGGCTGACTTGCGTCAGTCATCAACTAGACTACGGGAAGGTTAGGCTTACAACAGCCTTGGTGTTGCCGATACCGATGCCAGGAGCGCTGTAGCTCCAGAACTCGATGATGTCGGCTTCCTGCTTGATGTAGAGGGTTGCATCCTGGAGCAGGAAGAAGCAGCCCAGGTAGTTCTGCGGCGCGAAGATGTACGCCTTCTTGTTGCTCATTACGTCGGCCTTGATCGTGGAGACGACCGGGATACCCCAGAGCTTCTCCTCGTTCTCGATACCATTGTCGTAGTGACGCGACGCAATGTCGAAACCAACTACTGAGCCCGAAAGATCGAGCGCCTCGTAGTAGAGCTCCTTCGTCATGAGGATCTTGCCGATCGGCTGACGGAGGTTGACGAGCTTCTGGTAACCCGTCTTGAACGCGGTCGAGTTGAACGACGCCGGCGATAGCGCCTGGCCGGGGTTTAGCGCAAGAATCGCCTCGATGGTGTCGATGAACTTGCGGTCTTCCTCGTCCGCCATATCCTTCACCGAGTTATCGGAGAGGATCTTGCGGATGTCGTTCTGATACGTCATGAGCTCGAACTTCGACTTGGTGAAGCGCTGGCTCACAACCTTGCCGAAGTAGACCGAGAAGCGGGGACCCTTGAACCAGGTGCGGGGGCCCGTACCGTGGAACGGCACGAACGTAGCAACTGAATCGGGCTCCTTCTCCACGATCTTCTTGGGCTGGTCAGTGTTCTCATCGCGATCGATCTCGTCGTCGGCGAGTAGAACAGGCTCGATCACCTCACGGGCGAACGACTCCTGACGCATCTTCTGGCGAATAAAGGCAGTGCCCTCCGCCTCGGCTTCCTTGGTGCGGCCGTCCTCAAGCTTGCGAACAAAGTTCGAGTTGATGAACTGCGCGCTGACTTTCTGTGTTTCCGTCTTGTATGACATAGTTTTTATTCTCTCCCCTTGCTCGCGCTAGTAGGTAGATCTCCTTATTAGACCTTAAGTGTTAGGCCGCCGTGGAAGTAAATCACGAGCGTACCGTTGGCCGAGCGCTCGTCCTTCCAGACTTCGCCAATGACCTGCTCGCCCGTCTGAGCCGCAGCCCACTTACCGGTCGAGTTCTCGTACGTCACGAGAGTGCCCTCGTCGAACGTGCCAGGGGCGCCCGCTGTTACGTAGTTCTCCACGCGAACAACGCAGTTGCTACGGAGGCAGACTGCCTTGTCCGTGAACTGACCCGAGAAGTCATCATTACCCTCTACGACAACGAACACAGGCTTAGCCGTGGTGTTGGTCGCAGCGACAACAATCTGACCGCTGGTGTCAAGCATTACTACGTCGCCTGAAGCGCGAGTAGCGGAACCGGCTACCGTGAAGGAGTAATCAATCGCACCCTCCTTCGGCCAGCCATAGAGAACATCAAACTTTTTGGTTAGAAGCGCCATTTTATCTCCCTCTTACGAGTCTAGTCTATTGTAGTATCCAGCTCAAAAACTGATCTTCTGCTTTTGCTGCCGCTTCCTTCTTTGTCTGCGGTACAGCTTCATCATTCACATCAGACGGACCGCCGAGACTGTCAATGGTACCGGCGTTCTTTTCAATCAGCGTATTAACGAAGGTGATAACATCACCGTCGCTAGCAGCTAGTTTCTCTTTAACAGCATCAGGAAGCGCATCACCAGTAACACTCGCATACTTATCTGCTAGTGCTGTAATTATAGATGATTTCTCTGAGGCTACAGTTGCAGCCTTCTCATTTTCTACATTATCTAGATGCACAGCTAGCGCCTCTAGTACTGTAGCTACCTTAGTTAGGAATTCGTTGTTAGCCATCGTTACTGATCTCCGCGCAGCTTCTTTTTGAGAAGCGCTAGACCCGAGGCAGCCTTGATAATCTGCGCGCAGCGCGCGGTCTTATCCTCTGCTGTTTTTGTGGCCTGCTCACGAAGAAGCTGAGCAAGCTTTCGCAGGTCGTCAGTGTTTAGCTTAGCCATTGGTTTTCACGTAATCCGTTAAGTCGTCGTACGTGACCTCAGAATTATAGGTTTTTAATTCTTCCGCGACTTTGTTGAGTAGTGTGTTTAGTTCAGTATTCTCGACGGTCGCAGCGGTTTTCTCCGCCTCGACAATTACCTGCTGAATACTGTCTACAATCTGACTCAACGTAGGAGCAGTACGCTTTGCCATTTTACATTACTCCTGCGTCGGGATTTAGTGCCGCGTTTAGCGAGCGAATAATTCGTGGAGCTGCTACTCCCGCGGCCATGCCTGCACCAAAAGCGTGGTTCTTAGCCTGATCGGTACGCTTTTTATTGCGGTGCGCCATGTAAAGTGCGGTAGCCGGAATTGCTACTCCAGCACCTGCTAATGCGGGCATCAGCTTCGCGACTAGTTCCGGCGAAAGCAAGTTTGCTATACGCACACTAAACCCGTGCTCTACAGCCGCAGCGATCTTATCGTGCAGCGAGGTTGAGGCTATATCGAGTTTAGGGAGCATTAAAACTTACTTGGCGGCTAGAAGCTGCTCAGTGGCAGCAAAGCCAAGGGCGAAGCACTCGCTGGCTACCTTGTAGATAGTCTGCGTAGCATCCTCAAAGCCCTGGTCATACGCTGCCGCCGCGAGCTTGTCCTCAGTGGCGGGCTGCGCCGACGCCGTCTTCGCTAGCGACGCATCGTACTGGGTTAGACGAGCAACAAAACCGTCAGCTAGGGCCTGACCGTAGAGCTGGGCCTCCTTAAGGAGCGCCTCGTTCTCCGAGGTCTCTAGCTGTGCAGCAAGCTTCTCGACGTCAGTTACCGGCGTGGCCGACGCTGTCTTGTCAGTCTTGGCAGCAGCGAGGGCATCGTTAATTGCGGTCTGAAGAGGGGCAGAAGCCACCTTCTCCGTCTTGACCTCAGCGGCTACAGCGGCTGTTGAGGCGGTCTTCTCCGATGTCTCTGCGTCACGAATGCTCTGTAGAACGGTTCCTAGTTTCATCTTCAACCTCGTGTTAAATGATAGGTTACGGTTTAATTAGCCGCAAATCAAGCGGCCTAAATTAAAGGCTAATTTATCCAGGTCAGGTACTTCAATGCCTAACGCTTGTTCGGCGTCAGTGGTGCCCACTAGCGTGGACTCGACTAACGATGATTTCTTGTCTAGCACGTCCGATAGCGCCTTATCTGAAGCGACTTTAGCACGGAGTGCGGTGAAATCAAAACCATAATCGCGTAACGTAGACTCAGTGAATGCCGCTACACGAACGTTTTCAGTGTATTTAGGCAGTACTGTCCCGTCATCAGCTTGCAGGAGTTGCCGGGAATAATCCGGGGTCATTCCCTTTAGGCCGTAGCCCATGCCTAGGGCTGCCATGGGCAGTGCTGCTGAGTTAAGCCCCGGGGCGTGTTTTAGCAGCTTATAGCCACCGGCTAATAGAGCCCCGCCACCAACCATTTTTCGCATCTGCGCCCGAGCTAGTTCGTCATGCGCATCGCGGGCTGCACCGCGAGTGGTCTTGTACTGACGCCCGTCAGGAGACGTAACAGTCAGCACATCGGTTGTAGCCGGCTCGTAGTCTCGTAATAGAGACCCCTCTGGAACAAAGTTCCGGTATCCCATGCTCAAGATACCGCCAAGCTTATCCAGCGTTTCTTTATCGGGCGCTACTTCGGTGAAGGCGCCGGTCTTGACAATTTCGTCCAGTAACTCCGGGTACTGCGCGTACGTATCGTAGACCTCGCCAGCAAGAGCCGCGGCCTTTGTCAGTTCTAGATCCGACAGCAGATATCCAGACACTTTCGTGGTGAATAGCTGGATAGTATCCTGGATAGAGGGAGTTACGCCGAGTGCTGAAAATGCCCCAAGCACTTCGGCTAGCTTGTAGTTACTAAGCGCGCCCACCGAGAGCGTCGGTAGCGCCTTGTTGGCGGTCTTGCGCTGGTAATCTTTGTACTTGATTACTAGCTTTGCCTCACCGTCGGTCAGCCCCTTAGCGGCGACGGGAGTGCCCTTGATGATCTTGTCAATGTCAGACAGTTTGTTGATGGCCGCCCGCTTTGCATCGCGTAGCTCCGTGAGCTCCCCTAGCTCAGCACTCGGCACCGAGTGCAGTTCGTACGCCACCTTCTTAAGTGTATAGCCTGTACGATCCGCCGGGCGAAACACACGACTGATGTCAAAGAAGTTAGGGGATGGATTGTGTACGTAAACACGTCTGCCATCCGGCAGCAGATTATTCATTTGGAATTTGGCGTGATCACAATACTGTGCACGTGTCTTGGCCCGGTTGCCACAGATGCTACACACGTCGTGCGTGATTTTGCACCCCATGCTCACCGCGGGGAATTCGCCGTCTGAGAGACGGTTAACCCACTCTGGATCTTTGTCGTTATCGATTGCAACGAGCAGTTCGACACGCTTCATCTTGTCGTTCCAGAACGACTTGAGCACCTTACCCGACGCTTTTGCGGGGTCTTTGTTCACGTGGTGCTGGAACGCGTGCCCATTTTCGAAGGTCTTATAGTGCTTGACTAATTCTTCACCGGGCTCTACCCAGTAGCCCTTGCCATCCTTGGCCTTTACAGGCTTCTCCGGAAAGCCATCACCATTTCGGTTAGGGCCATAAGCTTCCTCAGCACCAAGCGCTAGGACTAGAACAAGGGTCTTACCAGGAACGGGCTTTACGTTCTTGATGTAGTCTAGAGCTTCGCCTGCCGTCTTTGTTACTCCCCCTGCAACGTCCGTGAATGGACGACCGTTGTGCCATACAACACCTGGCTGTATGGTCTGTTCGCCCGTTGGAAAGTAGTCATCTAGGAGGATGATTTTTTTCATGGTTAGCCTAAGTTGAATAGCTTCATAGCAGCACTTGTTCCGGCATCGTACGCCAGACGAGTGCGCTTAAACACGCGTGAGGGTCCCATGGGCCCCTCCTCGGTAATTTCCGTTTCGATGTTCTTTGGTGTCAGTTTGTTTGCCAATGCATGCGTACCTAAGCCAAGACCGCCCAAGCCCAGTGCGGCAATAAGCGCCTGGTTGCGTAGATTCTTAGACGCTTCATCAGCCTGGTGCCGTGCATGCATCATGAGCAGCCCCGTAGGGATGGCTGCGCCTGCAGCGTAGCCTAAGCCCTTAACTGCCGCTGGGGCAAAGTTTTCTAGGAAGGCTAGTTTCTTCATATTGTTGCCTATCTTCCGCGGCCTAGACCGCGAAGTAGCCGTCCGATGCTGCCACCGCCCAGGCCCTGCAAGCCACCTGCCTGCATCGGAGCTTCTACCGCCTGCATGATCGCGGCATTGCGTTTAGGGGCAGCGGCTGCTGGCGCGGCTGGCGCTGTTCGTGCCCCAGGAAACAGGCGATCCATCTGTGGCCCTAGCAATTTGGATAAATAACCTGAAGGTACGCCGCCGCTCATCGGTGCTTGCATGGCCGGCATCTGTGCGGTCTGGGCTCCCATGACGGCTGTCGGGCGTGTGTTGGCCTGAAGTCCCACCCCAGCCCCTCGCATAAGCCGCCCTAGGCTGCTTAGTTTTACCCCAAGCTGCTTGGTTGCTTCGATGCCCTCGGCAATCTTGACGTACTGTGCGCGCTTGATGTATAGCGCCGTACCTAGCGATGCCGCAGCTTCACGGATAGTAAAGCGGTCTACACCAAGTCTCGTAGCCGTAAGGTCGTTAAGAAGGC